TAGAGCAGCGGTAGCTCGCTGGGCTCATAACCCGGAGGTCGTCGGTTCGAACCCGTCTCCTGCTACAACGGTTGTGAATAGTTAAAAGCTGTCCTGAGCCCCCAAAGACGCTTTAAAATCGTAACGTTCAGTTTTATCGCAGAGGGGGACAACTAAATTCAATGCCTTCTCATAAATGCAGGTTTATATAATTGGTTAAAAACGCGCGTTGCCCATCATCTGCGCGTTTTTTGTGTTTTATCATTTCAAATGTGCCGTACATCACTCCAATAAACAGCCATCTAACAATTTGATTTACTGAAAATTAGCTTGTTAAAATGTGCCGTACATTGTACCGCACCTGTCTGTCTTGGCTATTTAAGCCAAAATCCCTATTTAATTTTACATCAATGGATTTCCAGTATACCGTCGACCCGCTGGCAGAATGCCCTATCATGCTGTTAACAGATGATATAGGCGTTGACCCTGAAACAGGAAAAGGTATTGATGGGGCCGTGTTCTTAAAAGAGCTGTTAGCCTTAGAGGCAATGAAGCCGAAGTTCATAGAAATATGGATCAACAGCGCCGGTGGTGTTGTTTCAGACGCTTACGCCATCTATTCCGCAATCATTGATAGCAAAGTGCCGGTAGATACCAGGTGCGTGGGAATGGCAGCCAGCAGCGCTGGTTTCATTTTTCAAGCAGGCAGGAATCGCACAATGAATGATTATTCATGGCTGATGTTTCATAATCCATACGGTGGCGATGATAAAAAGCTGCTCAATGTGATGAAAGAAAGCATCATCAAGATGATCGCCAGAAGCGGAATGTCAGAAGAAGATATTGAGGGCATGATGAAGCGTACTTCTTACATCTACGCTGATGAAGCTCTAAAGCTTGGTTTGGCAGATAAAGTTGAATCCAGCGATGCAAAGAACAAAAAACGGCTGTCGCAATTTACCCAGCCAAAAGACTTTCACAGGGAAGTGAATCTAGTGATAAACAAAGAACTGTTTAATAAACAACCACTCGAAATGAGCAGATTAGTCACCAACAAATTAGGCTTAGGGCCTGAAGCCAGCGAAGACAGCATAGTGATTGCTATCGATGCTATTGTTAACAAAGCCAAGGAAGAGAAAATCGGTCTTGAAGGCCAGATTGCTGACCTGGAAAAGAAAATGGCTGAAGCCAAAGCCGAATATGATAAGGCGAAAGCTGATCTCGATTCGGAAATGGACAAGCTTAAAAAGGAAAAGGCTAAGCTTGCCGAAGAAAAAGGCAAAGTTGAAAAAGACAAAGCCGAAGTCGACGAAGAGCTTGATAAGATGAAGAAAGAAAAGGAAAAAGCTGAGCTCGACGTAAAAGAGGAAAAAGCCCGCAACGCGGTAAAAGAATATGCTGCCGTTGGCCGCATAAAGGACGAGAAAAAAGTGATTGACTTCTGGACAGAAATGTTTGTGGCCGATCCTGAAACTGCTAAAGAGCAGATCGAGGCCCTGCCGCTTAACAAAACTGCCCCTGTGATCAATAAAACTGAAAACAGTGGCATCCGCTATACTGCAGGTGCAGTAATGGCGCAAATCAACGCAAAACGTAACAAACAAAACATTAACTAACCATGCCAGGAGTTGACGGATTTGTCATAAATGACACCACATACGCAGGCGAAGCCGCGTCGCAGTTCATCGTTAAAGCAATAACCGGTGCCGATACCATCCAGGGCGGTAACGTTTATGTAAAAGACGGTATCAAAAAGAAATTCACAATCCCGCGCTGGGATGCTTCCTATACGGATTTTATTCAGGACAGGCAAGCAACTCCAGTAAGCAAGGGTAGTTCAACCGTTGACGGCCAGGCGCTGAATCCGGCTGACTATATGATCTATTACGAGTTTAACCCTCGTGACTTTGAAGATCATTGGTTTGCCACTCAGCTTGACGAAACGCTGATCGACCGTGCTCTGCCAATTTCGGTTGAATCGGTTGTTGTTCAGGAGATCCTGAAACGTCACGCCAAATACTTCAACCAAATGTTGTGGACCGGTGATATTACCACCTCAGGAGTATTTAAATACTTCGATGGTTTTATCCGCAAAGCAAAAGCAGCTGGTGATACAGTTTTGGTTTCTTCGCCAACTACCTTAACTACTTCGAACATCCAGGGCGAGTTTTTAAGAGGCTACCAAAGCATTACGCCAGCTTTGCGTTACGATCCGGCAATGAAATTCTTCTGCTCATACAATACCTATGATTTGTATGCACAGAGCCAAATCAATCAAACCTACAAAGGTGTTGATACCACCCGCGAAGGTGTTGATATGTTCAAAGGACGTAAGGTTGAGAAAATCGCCGATTTCCCTGACAATACTTACTTCATCGCAAAAGGCCTTCCTACTATGGAAAGTAACCTTTGGGTAGGTATGAACAGTACCGACGACGCTACCCTGAAATTGGAAAAATTGCAGGCGAACTCAGAGCTCTTCTTCGTGAAGATGCTGATGAAAGCTGACGTTCAAATTGGCTTCAACTCTGAAACTGTTTATTACGGATCGTAAAAATTAAAAAATGACAAAGGATCTTCAACAACATTTGCTGGCTAACCCGCATTTGAGCCATGTTTATCTGAATGATAACAATGAATGGCAATTTTTTAAACACCCAAAATACCCTAAAGCTGTTACCAGGGACGAAATACTGAATTTGGAAATTTCAGATGAACCTGAACCTGCAGCAGCAGAAATACCAGCCGAAAAGCTGAGCGAACTGGAAAAAGAAAATGCCGAGTTGAAAAAAAGGCTTGAGGCATTGGAAGCAGCCCACAAGGGTAAAGAAAAATCACCAAAGGTTAAAGAAGAAAGTAAAACTGAATAATCATGTCAACACTATCAAGATTTCCATTAAGCACGGGCGCAAATCCGTTTTTTAAAAAGGACAACACACACAGGGTGTTGACTGGTGACTTTCAAACTCCAGCTTTTGCGTCGAGCATTGCTTTGAATTTGTCTGCTTTCGAAACAATTATTCAGCCGGCAACGCTTACTGGCGCAGTAACATTTACTGCTAATGTGGGTGATGGAGCTGCAAGCGAGAATGGTCCATTCGTAGGCGACTACGTGCAGTTCTTGCTGCAATCGGACGGTACTACTCGTACAGTAACTTTCGGTACCGGCTTTGCGGTAAATGGCACGTTCGCAGTTACAACCGGTAAATACGGATCTATTGGCTTCATGTTCAATGGTACCGTTTGGGTTGAGCTTTCACGCACCATAACAGCTTAATAAGCGGAAGCTTTAAGCTTTGAAAGGATAAACTAATTAACGGCGGAAAGCATTTCGCTTTCCGCTTTATGCTTTAAGCTACTAACAATGCCATTAAGCAATATTACATTTCAGCAAGGAAGCGGTGGCTTAGGTAGGCCATTACCAGGGCAGGATTTCTATTCGGCCCTATTATTTTACTCCAGTGTATTACCTTCAGGCTTTTCTACCTCAGCCAGAATCAAAAAATTTCTTTCTGTAAACGATGCTATTGCCGCTGGCATTAGCTATTCGTATTCGGACGAAACTCAAGCGACTGCGACCTATTTGGTTACTACCGCAGGCACCAATGGCGATACAATCGTAATTGCGGTTAATGAGCCATTTGGTAGCGTGATCACGCTGGGTAGCTATACCAAAGCATCAACAGAAACAACTGTAGCTGCCGTTGCCACTAAAATTGCAGCAGCAATCAATGCAAATACGCAGACAACCGGATATGTTGCAACCGTATCAACGGCCACTGTAACTATTACCGCACGTAAAGGCTTGGGTATTTTCTTAAATAGCGGCACACCGGTAGTTGTTACGCTGAGCTCAGGTGCAACCCTTGCCGGTACGCTTACCCAATTCTCGGGTGGCGTGGCATCGCGTAATGCAGTTTATTACTACCATATCAGCGAATTCTTCCGCATTCAGCCAAACGGCGTATTGTATGTGGGGATTTTTGCAGTACCAGGTGGATCATATACCTTCAGCGAAATTGCAACAGTCCAAAGCTTTGCAAATGGTACTTTGCGCCAATGGGGCGTCTTCAAAGATTCGGCGGCATTTACAACTGCAGATCTTACGGCGATCGATACCCAAAACAAAGCTCAAGATACTCTGCATGCTCCTTTGATCGGTTTATATGGCGCCGATTTAAGCGGCACCTCGGATATTTCAACATTAACAGATCTTTCGGTATTAACGGCAAATACCGCATCCGCAATTATTTCGCAGGATGGGGGCGGGATGGGCGCCCTGTTGTATCTGACATTTGGAAAATCTATTACTACCCTGGGCGCTGCTCTTGGAGCTGTTGCTTTGGCAAATGTAAACGAGGACATAGGTTGGCTAGCCAAATTCAATATCAGCAATGGTACTGAGTGCGAGATCCTGGCATTTGCAAATGGTAAATTGTTTAGCGATTCTTCAGTTACCAACAATTTGCTTACTACGCTAGATGCTTACCGGTATATTTTCCTTTTAAAATATGTGGGTTATGCTGGCAGCTATTTCTGTCATGCAAATACAGCAATAAGCATTTCAAGCAGCTATGCTTTTATCCAGGATAACCGAACCATTCAAAAAGCAAAACGCGGGATTTATTCAGCACTGCTTCCAGTATTAAATGGTCCGCTGATTTTAAACAGCGATGGCACATTGTCAAATACCACCATTGCTTACATGGAAACTCTGGCTAAGGCGCCATTGACCCAAATGGTCCGTAATTCAGAAATTTCAGGTGATAGCGTTGTAATTAATCCTGCTCAAAATGTATTGTCTACCGGCAGTGTTTCGGTTACAGTAAACATTTTACCTGATGGCGTTGCAAGGCAAATAGTAGTTCCAATTGGTTACACACAATCTTTAACATAACATGGCAGGAATACCAATTATCAATGGTGTAGTTTACGATTGGGGTAGCATTTCGCTGCCACTTTTAGGCATTACGCCCGTAACGCAGATTACAAAAATCAGCTATAGCCGTAAGCAAAAGAAAGAAAATATTTACGGTGCCGGTTATGATCCTATTGGCCGTGGTTATGGCAATAAGGAGTATGAAGGCAGCATCGAAATGTACAGCGATCTATGGTTTCAGATCATTAATGCTGCACCTAATAATGATCCGCTGCAAATACCTTATTTTGATTTGCCAGTTGTATTTGCCAATACCGGCCAGTCACCGGTGCGTGATATTTTACGGGCTGTAGAGTTTTTGGAAGATCCATTTGCTGCCAGCCAGGGCGAAACAAAACTTTTGGTAACCATTCCATTGATCATTGGCCTTATTGACAGGCAAGCTTAATATTTATGGCAAAAAATAATATTCCTGCAGCAAATGCAGTACTCACCGAAAAAGACATTTTCGAAAAAGCTCAACAGCTGTCCACCAGATTTGGCGTTAAAGTTCATCCATTTCTGTTAAAGAATGGCGATGATCAGGTAATCGGTTACGTTAAAGAACCATCACGGCTTTCGAAATATCGGTACCTGGATAAAGCAATGACCGGAGCTATGTCAGCAGCATTGGAGTTGCTTGAAGTTTGCCTGATCAAGGAAGAAAGTGATCCAAGAATTACCAGCGAAGCCCCAGAAAATGATATCTACAATATCGGCGCTGCGACCTTCTGTGCGTCACTTCTAAATATAGCTACTGACTCGCTAAAAAAAAATTAGACGAGTACCGTATAGAAGACTGGAGCTCGGAATATTCTAAACGCTGTGCGCTGATGGCATTTTACAGCAATTTCGCAATCGATCCGGATACTCTTTCAGATGATGATTTTGCTAAAATGTGGAGTCGTCTGGAGTTTGGTTTAAAAACTACCGGTCAAATGGAAAAGTAATGCCATGGAAGAAAATGTAAATTATGTCATTAACCTACAGGATTTAGCCAGCGGTAAATTACAAGCTGCTGAAGGACATGCTTTGCATTTTGAGAAAAGCTTGGGCGGCGTAAATAATGCTTTGGGTAGCCTAAAATCAATGGCGCTCAAGGCATTTGCTGTTTTTGAAGTATTTGATTTTGTAAAAGAAAGCATAGTTGATTTTAATAAGTTTGCCCAGGCAAATGCTCAGCTGGCTGCATCTTTAAAATCAACCGGCGGAGCAGCAGGATTATCGGCAGAGGCGCTTCATAAACAATCTGAAGAACTTGCCAGCACCTCACTTTTTGATGATAAGGTAATCACCAAAACGCAAAGTATCTTATTGACCTTTACCTCTATCAAAGGCGCCATTTATAATGACGCTATGCCGGCCATCCTTGATCTTTCCTCAAAAATGGGTGAAGATCTTACCTCGGCCACTGTTCAGGTTGGCAAAGCGCTCAACGATCCCATCCGCGGTATGACAGCTTTACGCCGTGTTGGTGTCGCATTTAGCGAGGACCAGCAGAGAGTAATTAAATCATTGGTGCAAACAGGGCACACAGCGGAAGCTCAGCGCGTTATTTTAAAAGAACTGAATACTGAGTTCGGCGGGTCTGCAAAAGCGAATGCAGCGGTTGGTACTGGGCCGTTTGTGCTTCTTGGCCATATTGTTGATGATATCAAAGAAAACTTGGGTAGCGCAATTGTTGAAATAGCCAAAACTCTTTTGCCATTATTAAAAACCGGCCTTACTATTATCGGCGATGTTTTTAAATTTATTAATGCCCATGTTGGGGTGATGGTTGAAAAAATCAATGGATTTTTTGCAAATCTTGGATTGAATTTTAAAAAGGTCAGTCCTGATGATTTGTTTAAGGGTATTATCGACGCATATAAGGCATATTTTAAATTTGTCAAGCCAATATCCGATTCATTTATGCCAATCATTATGAGCATTGTTAATGGTGTAAAAAGCTTGATTGGTCCACTCGCTCAATTTTCAGGCCCTGTAATGAGTTTAATTACATGGCTAAGGGATATTCTTGGCACTGTTTTAAGCTATTTGCCACCAGTGATTGACGTGATTTTTAAAGTAGTTGCAGGTGTCATTGATGTTCTACACACTATTTACGTATTTCTGGAAAAGATAAAAGTTATTTGGCTGGTGGCTAAGATATTGGAATTGGCCTGGTGGTTAATTAAAGAAATAGGAAAGGGGTTATTATGGGTTTGGGATAATGTGCTTAAACCTATATTCGATAAAATAGAGAAATGGTATGAAAAGCTGAAAAGCTGGCTTGGCATTAAAGCTACCGCCGATCTTACTACCACTCAAACCGTAAAAACTACCATGGAAAAAATGGTGGGTGATGATCAGAAACCGGGACCATTGGCAAAAGGACTAAAAACAACACCAGGCGGATCCTCGCTCGGAAGCGCGTCTTCAAAAGTCACCGGCTCAAAGACGACGACCTTCAATATTAAGATTGACTCTCTAGTGAAGGAATTTAAAATTGAGACCATCAGTATAGGTAAAAATACCATGGACCAAATACGCGACAAAGTTACTGAGGTGCTTATGGCAGCTGTGAATGATAGTCAATTAGTGCTGGCAGATTAGTGTTTATAGGCCTGTTAAATCTTTAAAATCACTCAGGTCGCCTTGAATATTTATATGTGCTGAACACTTATTTAGAACAAGTCCACCAAAAGCATTTTTGCCTCGATAAGTCATAGTTACTAAAAAATTATCAGCACCAAGCCATTCAACCCAAACCTTATCTTCTTCAAAACTATCGGGGTCATTCATGTGTTCCTGCAAATAGCTTTTTAAAGGTTCGCAATATCCCCCGATAATGTATTTGTTTTTAAAAGCCTCTGTCAAAGCATAGGCTTTTTTACTGCTTACCTCCAATGGCTTTTTATAATTACCACCGGCTAAGCTTTTATTCTTTTTGTATTCAAACAACGAGATGCCATCCACCATTGCAATCGTATCTATTCGATAAGTGTCTTCAAAATATTTGGTTGAATAAGTTCCATCTTTAACGGCATTATCTTTATTGGTAAAAGCAATGTTCAAAGAGCTATCCGCCTTATTATAGTACACATCCCGGACATCATAAAGCGAGTCTTTTTTTATTGCTGAACAAAGGCTATCGATATTAAATGGTTTAATAGCTTGCTTTATTAGTAAGTTTCTGGACGTATTACTGGGCGTGTTGCTGTCGCCGCAAGAAAGAAAAAAAAGGACAATTATTGAAAAAACTAATGTCGATAAGATTTTCATAATTTTGAGGTTAAGCTCAAAATTATGAATTTTCAAATTAAAAGTACAAGGACTTATTATTTTAATATATCGAAGGTGTGCTACCTGGAGTAATGTCACCAACACGATAATCCAGTTCAACAATCTGCCTCAAACCTTCGTCTACAGAAAATTTATATTGAACTGATTTGATCATATATCGGCCCTGGCGCTCTGGTAGTACAGTATCATAAATTTCGGCGATATCGCCCTGTCTAACAAATGGCACCCCGAATGTGGTGAATTTTCCGCGCAGGCCAGTGTAATAATACCGCTGCAATTCTGCCTGAGCCAATGCAACTAATTTGTTTGGATCTGTTACGTTCCAAAAATAGAGTGTGCGCCGATCGCCGGTGTAATTGGCTGGAAAGTCTGCCTGTTGCCCGGGAGGATTAATTTTAGAAGTAAACTTTCCATTTTGATAGGTCACTAACGCCTCAAGTCGTTGCTGCTTGGTTTTAGTTGCTCCATCTTTTGTAGTACCGGTAACCGATACTTTATTGATTGAATAGGCGAGTGCCGACAATACAACGTCATCCTGACGTGCATATTCCAGCTCGTCGCTTATAATGTTTCCTTGAAAAACAAATTGATAGGTATTACCTGGTGTTTGATAAACTACAAATGGTCCGCAAAATAGTTGTGGGACTGATTGCACCAATCCTGATCCTGCGGCAATTTGCGCCGGCTGCCCGAAATAAGATATAAAATGGTAATCTTTATGTAGTCTGGCCAAAACATCCATTACCGTTTCATTTTGGCACCTGAAATCGCCTATGCTTGTTTGTGCAGTTTGGTTTACAGCATAGCCCAATGGTGCGACTAGCTCAGCCAGCATTGTTTCTAAAGTATATTTTGACCCTAAGAAAAGTTTGTTGGGAGCCGGCAGCTGCTTCAGCTTAAACATATAATCTTCACACATCAGGGTGTACGGCTTTTTACTAGTTACACTTCGAACGTATCCAGAAAATATTGTAGCTGTATCTGTGATGGTTTGGTTGTTTAGCTGATAAGTGTACCCGGCCACTATGGTAATTTCGTCACCTTTCATAAATAGCGGTGCTCCAGAACTAAAGCCCCCAATGTTGGTAGCGGTATTTGCCGGGTTAACGACCACCGTTCCTGTTGTATCGGTGTAAGCAAAGTTTTTCGGAAGAGTAATTTTAAGTTCATCTGTAAAATCCCTCCATGAATTATTTGCCTCAAACTCATTTACAAAGTCCAATTCAAACTCATACCCGCGGGTGGGGAAATCAGCAGTGGGTACCTGGTTAATAAAAATCTTTACGGTAACGATTAGCATTTTACTTGAATCTTAAATTCACCGGTTTATCTGAAGATGCTGATATGCTTATTGCTTGGCGTGAGTATTGGCCTTCATCCTGATTGATGTCATAGCTTTCAATCACCAGGTATTGAATGCCGAACTTATTCAGGTATTTGCTGGTAACGGTTATTTCCTTATTGCAATTGCACATTGTTACAATGTCCTGAACTGCCTGCTCAGGGTATACCCCATTATCGCCACAAATTATAAGCCTGATGGATAATGAATAATCGCCCATGCCGATATATTCTTTGATAGTACCAGCGCGGCCCTGAATTTGGGTTTTTACAATGTTTTTGGTTTGGTTTACTGATAGCAATACTGCCTGCAGTAGAATATCAGGAAACGTCACAGTTATGCCTGACTCATTGGTATAGGTTTGAGAATGGAATAAGATATCTGATAAAACAATTGTTCCCAGGGGGGAATTATATCCAACACCTGGATCCTGTGCCACAACATTTAAGTTTTGTAAGAAAAACGCCCGTTGTAATTGATCAACTTCTCTAACCAGTGTAGGTATGATCAGGTTTCGTGACACCTGCAGCGGTTCAGTCACGATCGGCGGTATGTTGATGGGTGATGTCATGATATAAAATTAATAAAATTGGCGCGCATTTATGCTTAAAAGCATGGATGCCATAGTTAATTTCAAATGTACCGTACATTTTTTGAGGTAATTTAATCAACAGCCTTCTGGTTATTTTTATGCTTTCAAGCATTAGCCTCATAATGAGCGATAGCGTTATCAAAGAGTCGATCCAAAAGCTGGCCGGCACTCATTTAAAAGACGAAATTCATATGGTTACGGCAACTGTCATTGCCGTCGATCAAAATTCGCGCACATGCACATGCACGCCAATCAGCGGCAAAGCTGTAACTGACCTGGGGAATGTTTTATTAATGCCTGAAGTTGATGACGGGTTTTTAAAAATACCAGCCATTGGCAGTACGGTAATAGTGATGTGGAGCACTAAAAATGTGCCGTACATAGCTATGACCAGCGCCCTCCAGATGGTGTATTTGGTAACTTTAGACGGCATTATATTAACAGGAACAGATACTGTGCCGCAAAAAGCAATTTTAGGCGAAACACTGGTAGAGTTACTGGGCCAGCTGATCACAGCAATCGAGAATATTACGGTTGATACTCCATCGGGAGTTTCATCAGTTCCGCTTAATACGGTTGATTTAGAAAGCATCAAGCAATCATTATTTCAATGCTATTCAAGCATTGTTCAGATAGGTTAAAATGAACACGGATAAAATTGTAAATGATATTAACAACATCCCGGATTGTGAGACCTTACAGGCTTATGTAACTGGTGTTGTAAACCAGTGCAATGCTCAGCTTGATCAGATTGCTATCAGGCTTGCTAAGATGGCTTTGCTTACTAATCCTGTGACGTTTATAGCTGCTTACATCGCACAAATAAGCGACGATATAACAACGCTGGAGGGCGTGGTCAGTGATACAACAGCTGGCCTTGCAACTATTACAGCCGCGGCCTTGGCCAAAGCCGAATCATTTACAGAATGTACAATTAGTATTTAAATAATCGGATGACACCCAGGTATGATTTTATGTTATTAGGCAATGATCTGTACATCGATCCTAATACCGGTGATTTTGTAATTGCACAATCCGATCAGCAGCATGTACAGGATACAATATCTGCTTTCCCGGGGTGGTGGAAACAATATCCGGCCGATGGTGTGGGGATTTTCGCTTATCAAAATTCCAGCGGTCAAAACCAGGTATTAGCCCGGGTAATGATTCAGCAGCTGCAGAGCGACGGTTACCAATGCAATAGCCCGGTTATTACGCAGGCGCCCGATGGTACTTTAACGATTAACCCGAACATACAATACAATTAAAAGGCAATGATCAGGACCTACACAGCATTAAGCAACCAAAACATCTATGATGTTTGTTTGATGACGTATGGCACATTTGATCAGCTTTTTAAACTGATCAATGATAATAATTTCGGAAGTGTAAATAATTATCCGTATGCGGGCCAATCATTTACGTGGGATGATACGCTGGTATTTAGTCAGCAGGTTAGTATAAGTAATACCCAGGCCGCTGTAAGTTATGCAACGGCAGCCAACTCGACTGGTAATATCGAATTTAATATTCAAAGCAATGGTATACCGGTAAATGGCTGGCCAATAGTTACACCACTGGGACCACCGGTACACGACACTGCTTATGATTATTATCTGTTTTTTAATAGCGATGCAAGGTGGGATAATTCATCAAATACGTTTACGGATCCTTACCTGGTTGGCAAATCAGGCTACACAATTTATGCCCAGCAAAATGGGGCATTTTTCAGTGTAACTGAAGGGGTGGACGTGCATTATAACAGTGTTGCCGGCAGCTTTCAAATAGTATCGACCGGCTTCTCACTATTGACAGGATACTACCTGGTGGTATATCCAAACAAGTACAGTACAACTATACCATAATGATTAAAAAATGAAAAAGCTACTCGGTCTATTTTTCATGCTGCTTTCGTTCAGCGCATTTGCGCAAAAGCCCGACTGGGTACGGACCCCAAACGGGCCCAATACTATTGTCGATTGGAATTTAAAAACAAAATCATTAATTGTACCACATGGCCCAACCTTAACATTAGGAGGTAGCCAGGATAGTGTCGGCCACGTTTTTATGCGGCTTAACCCAGGTGTTGATACTTCATTT